GTACGAGGCGAGGAGTCTGCACAGCAGCACGTCGTCGCGCGTGATGGCCGGAGGTGTTGCATGAGCCAACGCCATCTACCCCCTCCACACGAGGATTTGCTGTCCATCCCGGCGACCGAATTGGCCGCATTCGATGCCCGCAGCCTTTTCCAGCTGAAGACGCTGGCCGCCGACCGTCTGGCCACTGCCAAGGCTGAAGTCGATCACATCGAACACGCCCTGAACTTGAAGTATGCCGAGCGCGCCAAGCACCTGCGCCAGGTCGCCGGCAAAGACAGCGGTGTCGTCCATTTCGATGACGGCGAGGTGCGCATCACGGCCGACCTGCCCAAGAAAGTCGAATGGGATCAGGCGCTGCTGGCCAACCTGGATGCGCGCATTGCCGCCAACGGCGACAACCCCCGCGAATTTATCGACGTCAGTTATCGCGTCTCAGAGACCAAGTTCTCCGCCTGGGCCAGTGCCCTGCGCGAGCAATTCATCCCCGCGCGAACCGTGAAGGTGGGCAAGCCCAGCTTCCGTCTCGCCCTGCTTTCGGAGTAATCACCATGTTCAAAAACCTCATCGAATCCCTGCGCAAAAAAACCTTGTCCCTGTCGGACCTGCCGGAAACCATCCGCGTCCCGGGTCACGCCGGGCAGACCGACATTGACCGCCTTCCCCTCGATCAGGCATCCGTCGATGACTTGGCCTTCGCTATCCAGGGCCTGGAAGCCCGCTCGTCTGAGATCTCCTGCCAGTTGCATTCCTTGCGCCGCCTGCACGATCTGGCCCGCGCCCGGGGCGCGCTAGGCACGGATAAGGTCACAGAGATCTTTGGTGGGGAGGTCTGATATGAGCTTTCCCTTCATCACCGCCGAGCAGCGCCTCGCAGAAAAGCGCGGCTCCAAGGGCGTCATTCTTGGGCCATCAGGTGTGGGCAAAACCACGCTGCTCAAAACCGCCGATGCGACCCGCACCCTGTTCATTGACCTGGAGGCTGGCGATCTGGCCGTGCTGGATTGGCCTGGCGACAGCGTGCGGCCACGCACCTGGCAGGAATGCCGCGATCTGGCCTGCTACATCGGTGGCCCAAACCCCGCGCTGCGTGACGACCAGTCCTACAGCCAGGCGCATTACGACCAAGTGTGTGCCTTGTATGGCGATCCCGCCATGCTGGCCAAGTACTCGCTGATCTTTGTGGACTCGATCACGGTTGCGGGGCGCCTGTGTCTGCAGTGGGCCAAGGGGCAGCCGCAGGCCTTCTCCGAAAAAACCGGCAAGCCCGACACGCGTGGTGCTTATGGCCTGCATGCCAGCGAACTGGTCGGGTGGCTCACCCAGTTGCAGCATGTCCGTGACAAGGACATCTGGCTGGTCGGGATCCTCGACGAAAAGCTCGATGACTTCAACCGCAAGGTGTTCAGCCCTCAGATCGAAGGCTCCAAAGCCGCGCTGGAACTGCCCGGCATTGTCGATCAGGCCATCTCGATGGTGGTGCTCAAGTCGGATGACGGTACCCCTTATCGCGCCTTCGTCTGCCAGCACATCAACCCCTGGGGCTACCCCGCCAAAGACCGTTCCGGACGACTGGAAGTCGTCGAGGAGCCGCATCTGGGCCGCCTCATTTCCAAGATCACTGCGCCGCGCGCGCAATAAGCAGGAGAGTATTCATGAACAGCTACAGCAACAACGCCGCCTGGAATGACTTCAACGATGCCGAAGACCAGCGCGAGTACGCCCTGATCCCACCCAAAACCCTGGCCAAGGTCATCATGGCCATTCGCCCGGGTGGGTATGACGATCCAAGCCAAGGCTGGACTGGCGGTTACGCGACCCGTTCCGACAAGACCGGTGCGATCTATCTCAACGCCAAGTTCACCAGTCTGGAGGGACCGTTTGCCAAACGCGTGGTGTTCGGACTGATTGGCCTGTCTAGTCCGAAGGGCCCGGAGTGGACCCATATCGGACGCAGCTTCCTGCGTGCCATTCTGAACTCGGCACGAGGCATACATCCGGCAGACAACTCGCCACAGGCGCAGAGTGCGCGCCGCATCAAGGGCTTTGCCGATCTGGATGGTGTGGAGTTTGTCGCCCGCATTGATGTCGAGAAGGATCAGAACGGCGACGACAAGAACGTGATCAAGGCCGCCACTCAGCCGGATCACAAAGAGTATGCCGTTCTGATGGGGCAGCCGATGCGCACCCCAAGCCAAGCGCCTTCGGCTCCCGCCGGTACGCCCCCTATGACATCGGCGCCAGCCGTTCCCACTCGTCCTGCCTGGGCGCAATAAGGAGGACTACCCATGATGCTGCGTCCTCGGCAGCGGGAATTCGTCACCCGCTGCGTCACGGCCCTGAAAGCCCATGGCAACACCCTCGGTGTGGCGCCGACCGGTGCAGGCAAGACGATCTGCCTGTCCGGCACCGCCGGGGAGTTTCTTCAACATCCGGACGCCAAGGCCTGCATCTTGGCGCACCGCGACGAATTGACCGCGCAAAACCTGGCGAAGTTTGGCCGCGTCAATCCGCACGTCAGCACCTCGGTCTTCGATGCCCACCAGAAATCGTGGTCGGGTCAGGCCACCTTTGCCATGGTGCAAACGTTGGCACGCAACCTAGAGCAGATGCCCACGCTGGACATGCTGGTGATCGACGAGGCTCACCACTGCGCGGCGCCCACCTACCGGCAGGTCATCGACTCGGTCCTGGCCAAGAACCCGCATGCGCTGATTTACGGCGTGACTGCTACGCCCAATCGCGGGGATGGCAAGGGCCTGCGTGAGGTGTTCTCCAATGTCGCAGACCAGATCAGGTTGGGCGAGCTGATCCGCTCTGGGCATTTGGTGCCACCACGCACCTTCGTGGTCGATGTCGGAACGCGTGACGCACTCGACGGCGTGCGCAAACTGACCGACGACTACGACATGAATGCCGTGGCGTCGATCATGAACACCACGCCTGTCAATGCGGCGGTGGTCCAGCATTGGCAGGCGCATGCCGCCCGTCGCAAGACCATTGCCTTTGCCGCCACCGTCGATCACGCCTATGCGGTTTGCCATGCATTCATAGCAGCAGGGGTGAAGGCCGCCGTGGTTCATGGCGAGATGACCCCTGCAGAACGTCAGTCCACGCTGAGGTCATATGAATCCGGCGATGTAACGGTGCTGGTCAATGTCGCCGTGCTCACAGAAGGGTACGACTACACGCCCACCTCCTGCATCGTGCTGCTGCGCCCCAGCTCCTACAAGTCCACGTTGATCCAGATGGTCGGACGTGGCCTGCGCGTGGTCGACCCTGCCGAGCACCCCGGCGTCATCAAGACCGATTGCGTGGTGCTGGACTTTGGCACCGCCTCTCTGCGCCATGGCAGTCTGGAGCAGGAAGTCGATCTGGATGGTTTTGCCGGTGATGGCGAGGCGCCGACCAAGCGCTGCCCGCAGTGCGATGCAGAAGTGCCGATGGCCAGTCGCGAGTGTCCGCTCTGTGGCCACAGCTTTGCTAAGGCGATCGAGGAAGCACGTCACCAAATCAGCGATTTTGTGATGACCGAAATCGATCTGCTCAAGCGCTCCAACTTCGCCTGGTGCGACCTTTTCGGCGACGACTGCGCGCTGCTGGCCACCGGTTTCAAAGCCTGGGCGGGTGTCTTCTTCCTGGGTGGGCGTTGGTACGCGGTGGGTGGTGCCGAAAAGTTGTCTCCTCGCTTGCTGGGTGCAGGGGAGCGCACGGTGTGTTTGGCCCAGGCCAATGACTGGCTCAACGACCAGGAAGTTGACGATGCCGCTCACAAGACCCGTCGCTGGTTGCAGGAGTCGCCCACACCTGGGCAACTGCGTTACCTGCCTGCGCCGCTGCGCGCGGATTTCAGCCTGACCCGCTATCAGGTCTCAGCGCTGTTGACCTTCCAGTTCAACAAGGCGGCCATTCAGCGCCTGGTTACCGCAGCCAACGATGCGGTGATGGCCGAGTTTCGGGAGGCTGCGTGAGATGTGCTGTGTGTTCCCGTCAAGCCAAAGGCCTGGGGTATTTCAACCCACGCTTACGGCGTTCCGACCCCCGCCGCTACAACGACCGGTGGGTGTTCTGCTCCATGCGGTGCCAGAACGTCTTCTCCCGACTGATGGAGCGCCTGACCCCGTTTCAGGAGGATGCCGTGATTGATCCCAGCGACATGGAGATCGCCGCCATGCAATCGGCACTGGCTCCCTTGGGTGAGTACGTCACCTCCATCGGCATGGATCGCCCTTTAGCCGACTACGGCAAGGACGAAGTCCTGCGCCTGGTGGAGGTCGTGGTCGACGCCTATCAGGCCCACATGTTGGCCGAGCACGAACGCATGGTCGAGCGCGATCGCACTTTCTTTGAACAACTCGCCAGCCGCAAGGCCACTGCCAGCACGGGTGGCGATCACCACAGGATTCCATTTTGATGATCGACCTGAACCATCAACCCAAATTTCACGAGCAGGTGTCAATGCTGCTGGATGCAGCCTTGCAAGCCGAGCGCAGCCAGCAGGCCCGCCGGCGCTATCTGGGCGCCTCACGGCTCGGTGTGCCCTGCGAGCGCGCCCTGCAATACGAGTACGTCGACGCGCCGGTGGACGACGGTGCCGAGCTGCCGGGTCGCACGCTGCGGACCTTTGAAGTCGGCCATGTCATGGAGGACCTGGCCATTCGCTGGCTGCGCCTGGCTGGCTTCGACCTCTACA